CGAATCCTTCCATATCTGGTTTAGTCACATAGTTGGTAGGCAGGGCAATCCTAATCGCAGTAATCTCAGCGGTTAATTTGTTGTCTTGTTCGCGCAAGGCATCAAGACTTTGAAATAATCTGTTCACAATAAACCCCAAACCAAAACTAACTAATGCCAATGCGATATTGAATAGCGTTTGAAAATTTACTTCCACTAGTTTTTATCCGCATTCCCTGTGTCTATATTGTCCTTATAATCCTGAATCGCATCAGCACGGGATCGAGTATCCGTTGCCAAGAAGCTACCCGGTATTGCAGTTCGCAAATTCGCAATTCCACCTGTCGATGCTTTCATCGCTGCCATCGCATCCTGCAATTCCATTATCCGATTAACTAAAAAGTTATCTCGCTTATTCAGCAAGTCGATCAATGCCCGAGTCTGTACCCCCGCATGACTGTCTTCTATATCCGGCGTAGATTTTGCCCGTCTACGAAATGTCAACAGTTCTTGATCTTCGATCTGTGTTCGCGTCACCGCCGCAATAGCCGCCGCTGTTGGCTCTGGTCTAGCGTCCCGCCATACGGTTATGACCCCATCATCCGTATCACAATCAGGCTCAGGCACTAGTACGTTTATCTGTTCCCAACTCATTACGCCACCTTCAATAAAATCAAAGTTCGGTTAAGCATAGTCAAAGTCCCACCTGTATTTCTGAATCTAATATCAATAACCTCCCCTGCCAGAACACCCTGCACGAAAGCATGAGTCGCAGCAGTTAATTCAGCATCAACTATTGAACTTTCCATTTCATTTATCCGTTCACTAGCCGCCACCTGAACACCATTAACATAAATCGACACGAACATATCATCAGCAGAACTGTTTTCCCACGAAGTATTAAACATAACAACAAAATCGCCGGGGCCGGGAATTAACGACATACCGGGAACAAGGACATCGGTTCCGCTGGTCGTGGTCGTTGAACCCAAAGCAGTTGCCTGAAATGTTGAAACACCACCACCGGGAATTGTGACATCAGCAACACCACCCCCGGCATCACTGGCAACAACTCCCGCACCTATGAAATTAACCGCATCGTGTGGACTATTGGGAAGTGCAACGCCTTCATCCTGAATATTAAGTGTAGTACCTGAACCCGGTACGCCTTGTGCGCCATCAGTACCATCAGTACCATCAGTACCTTTGGTTCCCTTGAGGCGAATTGCCCACATACTAGTAGCTTCACCTGTTGGCCCGCTTTCTAAGAGTGGGTTTGGAGTCCCGCCACTTTCAAGGTGCGCTACAAAAAGCTCAATAAACTGATCTACCGATGTTGTCCTGATAACCGAAACTCCATGCATCGTATCTTCGTGAAGATCACCTACAATAGAAGTGTCCTGAAAGACACTGGTTTCATTATGCGTTCCGGTTATAACAACCCCATTCAACTGTAACTGAGAAACTACCTCTGCATTACTAGCGGGGTCAGGCTTATCAATCGAAGCTGAGTACCCTACAAGATAAGTTCCAATCTCATGCAAGATCAACCGATTATTATTACCAGTATCAGCCTCAATAACTGCGGTATTCGTTTCCTGATCAATATTATCCATCGGTACTAGAGTTAGAGGAAAAACAGGTATAGAGAACGCAGCTAGTCTTTCAACAATAGCAAAGTCTAATTCAACAGTTGACCCACCCCCTCCACCAGAATGACTCCCCAACAAAGCAACACTTTGATTGTTAGCCATAGCCGCGCCTTGTGACTCAACAGAACCAATCGGGAACGTAAACACACCACTGGCGAGAACTGGCGTACCACCAATCCTAACAACTACGAACTGACTCGAATCAGACTGGTTTTGAATAAAGATCAAATCATCTTCAATCAGCAGAGTCAGGAACACGGTCATATCCGTGCCGCCATCATTTGTAACATTTACATACAGTTCCGTTGCACTATCAACGGTTACATTATTAAACTGTAATCTTCCTGCTGATGGATTATTAGTTATATCGGTTCGATAACGCCACAGACCAAATCCCTGAAAGCCACCACCCGCACCACCACTATCTTCTTGTAAATTCCAAGAAGTATCAGCAGCACCAGTCTTTTTCCAGTGCTCACCCACACCCCCATTGTCCCGCATATATATCGAGCCAATAGGGGCATTTAAGCCGGGGGATGAAGGGTCAGCAGTACCCGAAAGAATCCCGCCCAAGTCGTTAATGACAATGGACGGGACTTCAAATGCCTTTTCAACAGACACGTTAAGCTACCTCTTAGGCAGTAAGAATTACTTCTCTGACTGAGCGAACATCAACCGCAGTTGTTGAAGTAACCAGAAGGCGCATCACCTGAGCAACACCCGCACCGGATACATCAATGGTAAATATCAGACCAACGATATTGCCCATCTTCAGCTTGGCATATACCGTGAAATCAGAGTCAGTTGCATCAGCACCCGCACCATTAATGTGTCCATCATGGGTAGCAAATATTTCCACAGCCCGTTTCAAGGCAGCATCAGCCAGAAGATTTCCTTCTACCATAACGCTCCACTTAACAAGTGATACATCATCAACCAACACAGTATCAATAACTGTTTGGGCTGTGACATTGCTTGCACTTGCTTCAGTACGCCCTTTCAGAATGTCCAGTTCAGCCGTATCCAGATCACTCTGAGTAGTACCAAGCTGGGAGTCCAATGCACCAATTGCGGTTTCAAGGCTGGTCGTATCAACTACAAAATTCGTAGAACTGTACGTTGGGGTTTCAGCACCAGCCGCAGACTTACCAATGAAGGTACGAATGAAACCAAGTTCAGCCTGAGTAGCCGCATCTGAAATCTTGGCAAAATTCAGAAGTGTGGTATCAACAACAATTGGGTTGTTGGTAGTCAACGCCCAATAGGTATCATCGTTTACCGTACCTTCTTCAATACCAACCTGAAGGGAAGCGGTAACATCCGAATCATCATCCGCATCAGTTCTACGAGTCAGGACAAATGGCACACCCGCAGTACCTTCTGTGGTCAAATCATACAGACCATGATCGGAATCACCCGGCGCACCCGCTTCATCCTTGACAAGAACATCGTCACCAAGAACCATTGCCACACCATCAACAGTCAATATTCCATTTGCATCTGCTGTCAGCGTTGCGCCGACTCCTGCACCCGCTTGGGTATAGGCAGGTAATGGGGCATCAGTAGCTAACCTAGCCGAATCCTTCCAATCAATTCCAGATTGTTGACTTGCAAAATCCTCCGTTGCTAACTTCTTCCATTTGTCTGTACCTGCTCCTACTGTTACTTTGGCAAAGACAGCACCATCAGCAGTATCAGTATAATGGGAACCTACAACTACAGCATCAGTGTCAGCACTCGCCCCCGGAACCCCAGAGCCAGTTAGATAGACACTGGTACTATCAAGTTGCAAACCTTTTTCAATATCAAAAAATGCTTGTGTCATCAGATTGCTCCAAGTGTATTAAAAAGTCTCATCTCATCATACTGTTGTGGTGATTCTCATCACGCTAATATCAATAGTGTTAGCACTATTGTTTGTGATATTCAATCGGATAAATCCTGCTAGTATATCCACATTATTTACAACCGAAATTGTATCGCCAATCAACCCATAAACTGAATGCTTTGAAGTTGTATCATCATGTATCGCAATCACTTCATAGAATTTAAAAAGCCCACCTACTGAATCCTTTAAAGTCACCAACCATTTCACACTTCGAAAAGTTGCAACAGCTACCGAATCGGCAACCTGTGTTGCAGCCGGGGCAACAGGCCCAGTATCAATCTGAAGAATACCAAAACCATCTTGTCCATCCTGTCCATCCTGTCCATCCTGTCCTGCTGGCCCTTGCTCACATGCGACAATGACAACATCCGTATCAGGTTGAACAATGACAGCAGTTTTAATTTCCTCAACAAGAACTACATTGTCACAGTCAATTTCTTTAACAAGGATGCAACTATTTTCACTCACCTAGTAACCTCAGTAGATAATTGAAAAGTGCCTTCAATTAATCGGGTCACAATACCCGCAGGAGATTCAACTTCCAGATCATAAAATCCAGATTCAATTGTTAATGCTTCCGTGTCGGCATCGTCAATAAATAAATCAATTTCTCCGTTTGCACCCCCGATAGTTATTCGACCATTACTATCAGTCAGTGCTATAATCGGTGGGTCTGGGCTATCCTTTTCTTCTCTCAAATGCATCCGTGCTGTGTACCCTGTTATGTCAATAGGATTTCCCGAAGCAGGAAAATCAATGTCATCTGCCCACGTTAATTTCTTTTGAAATGTTGCGCCCTGTTCAATAACTATATCGAGTGTTCCTGCTGCCATGATTACAACCCCTCAACTATAGTTGTTGTGTCTACGCACCAGATTTCTCAACTGTAGTAATTGATTATCATGTGAGCAGCAACAAGAATTAGTGTATTCAAGAGACCAATCATCAATCGATTTTTCACTTGGGTTTTTTAACTTAAATTTTGACCCATCAAAAGCTATAAACTCACAACCACTCATTTTCATGTAAGCAGCCAAAGCTATATCTTTGATTTCTAAAACTAAAGTTCTCATCTCAGCCAACCAAATTAATAAATTCAAGTGTAAAACCTCCTAACGCTTTGCGCTATAGCCGATTGATACTAAGGTCAAATCAATGAAGCAAATTTATATGATCTTTCAGTTCTATTTGAAACACCCTTTTAACCTCAGATTCCAGAATAGATTGAACCTCAGAAGACAGAACAACCCGCGAAGAGTCAGGATGTGTATGTTCCCTTACTTCAAATACGTGTGTGTGGGTCTTCAGGGCATATTCAGTGTGCTCATGAGCTAAATCGGGGGGTGGATGTGTGTGTTCTGGTAGATCGTAGCTTACAGGGGCATCTGAGGCTTCCTGCATAGCTTCTAACTTGCCTTCCAGATTCACCATATTTGCCCGAAGCTGATTAAGTGCCTCTTCTTTTGCAACATCTTGGGGGCTAAGCTTTTCATCTATAGGGTCTGCATCAATCAAGCCCACTCCAATAGCAGCTTCCTTCCACGGATTAATTTCATCAATGTTCCCTTTGACTGCAACCCCTGCCACACTGAAAAAGAAAGCCCACACCAACATGATTACTTTCTTGGTAGCAAAAGCAATCTTCACCCAAGAAATTATACGTTCAAAAGGTGTAGGGTCTGGGATTTCCAAATGGGCTTCATGATGTTCTTTAGCCCGATCAGTAATGTCATCTTCCATTACTTAATCTTCCACATCAGACCAACACCTAAACCAAGTTCACTATTGGCAGCAGTCCCACTAACCTTAAAAAGCATATCGTATTTTGCAACAAGCTTACCTGCACCAAATGCAATAGCTTGCTCACCATCATAAGTTCCCGCAGCTATTCCAATCTGCCACTGCTGAGTAGAAGAACTGAAGTCAATATTTGATAAAGCAATTGAAGAAGCTATAGCGATATTAAGATCGGATGAATCGAGTCCATCAGTACCATCAAAACCATTGATACCATTAAGACCAGAGATACCATCAGCCCCATCAATACCATCAATCCCATCAACCCCATCCTTTCCATCTTCGCCGTTGTGATGATGATGCTCACCACTCGCAAAAATAGCGGTAGAAAACATTAGCATAAGTGCCAAGAGTAAAATCTTCATTTTCATTCCTCATGAATATTAAAAGTCTCATCTCGTTTTCTACTATTAAATTGGAGTGTAACCTTCAATAATAGGCACACTCAAATCAATACACCTTACACAACTTACCGGACTACCCAAACCGTCACCTATTTTTTGATTCTCATTCAAAGGCGCACCTGTAGCTTCATCTTCAGGCATCATTCTTTGACAACATTGACAGAAATCGCCATTGTCTAACCAACCTTGCAGTGTTGAATCTATTACTTGCATATTATTTCCTCATTTTAAACTGCATCTTCCCACGCTACATAACTTGTGGGTTTAGCAAAATTCAGATCGGCATCAGCAGTTATTAACCTGACAACCCCATTTCCATTTGCACCGTTGACCCTATCAATGACTGCCCAATTATAACGAATGTCCAAAGTAGTTAATGGATTAGCACCAGTAGAAGGATTGCCGACACCACCGACACCCGCAAAAACAGTATTGTCAGTTCCCATCCACCAATCACCAGTGTCCCAATCAATAGCAAACTGAAAAATTCTGGCAGTGGCAGCAGTACCAAGTGTTCCCGTGATTCCAAGCGTAGTGCCTTGTCCATCCACCACATCCCCCGCACCATCAGTATGATATTCAAAGTCTGGTAAGCTTGGAGTAAAACCTACATTCCCACCCTCTGCCAATCTTCGCAGTCCAAGTAGATTCGAAGCAGTATCATCACCTTCAGCGATAATCTCAACTTCAAAATACACTTTGCCATTTCTAGGAATCGCCCCAGATCGACCACCTGTATTATCAGTCACATCCCCACAAGTTAAATCTTTAGCGGGGGCAGCACTAACCGTACAGTTCACACTATCCAGTATGAACCATCTTGGACTAGTCAACATATCCTGCCCTGATAATGCAGTTCCTTCATATAATTGTCTAACTGCAAGTTGTGTTAATTCTGCCCCACCGTTATAAAAATGGAATGACCCAAAATCTGCACCGCTTCTTTCCGCATTAGTTAAGCCAACATTACGACCATTGAAAGATGGCCCTTTCTGACCACTAGACCAACCACCTTGAGAGCCGCTTGACCCATCATTTAATGCCCCCGCATTCGTACCTGAAGCAACAGGCATCCCATCAATGTACACAACATAGTTCGGGCGCGTTGCAGGTTCGTGGGCTTCAATCAACTGATGAATTTTATTATCACCGTACAAATCAACTTCTGATTCCCAACCTACAGCCCCATTAGAATCATTTCTGAACATAGGATAACGGAACGTATTATTTGCTCTGCCCATATTGATATTGGAGTTAAGCGGAGCACCAGTCAGCACACATCGATCATGTCCCAGATCAGGTTGTCGATACCAAAGTTCCCACGCGAATATAGTAAGCGGCACAATAAAATCATATGCAAAAAGACATTGAGTTGTATTCCCGCAATTGATTGAATCCACCGAAGTCTTACTTAACTGAGCACCACCAAAAGTCGGATTCCCTGCAATAGATGTCAAATCCCTAGACCCTTCTTCATCAAGAAAGTAGTCAGGGTCTCCACCTTCAAACAAATACTGATGAACAAAATCAAGACCCACCAAACCAGACAGCACAGCAGCACGAGTTGCAGGGCCGGGCGGGTCTAATGGTGGGGGGTCTAGAAAATTATGCCCCGCTGCACCTAATGTTAATCTTCTAGGCATATAATTGACCCACTATGTTACCTTCAAGTATTCCATTTTCATCATGAAGAAATAAATAACGGTCTCTAGTATTAGAAGCAACACTTGGGGTAGGAGTTACACCCCCCGCATAAATTGCACCCGCAGGTAAAGTCAGAACATGACCCCCCACACCATCCTGAACTACCTTCACAGAGATTTCAGTTTGAACACCCGCAGGAACATTTGAAAATGCTAACGTAGCAGCCCCCGTCAATATGGTTGCAAAGTTACGAACCCCCGTACTTAAATCCATAGTCAAGGTTCCACTTCCCGGCAGTGCTGTAACCACATTACTGATACTTGCAGGGGTATTAAGGAGTATCCAAGCTGTAGCATTCCAAAAATAAACAAGCTCTTCATCCTGAACGAATGCTAACCACGCTAATTTTGGAACATGGAATTCCCAAATGTTATTAATAAAGATTGCAATTTCAGTATCGTGTCCTGCCCATGCTGCACCTGTAGCACCCGCAGGTAATATATACCTGTCTCCATTTGTAGGGCTTCCCGGTTGAGTGGGCAAATCTTTATCGATGACTCCAAGATGAAGAATCCCATCTATCAATTTAAGAGTCAGATCATTTTCTGTTTTCCAGAATGTACCCAAATCAAAGTTGTAACTGATACCCTCATTCGGGCCTACTAAAGTTACCATTACACAAAACCTCCGTAAAATTCGCCGTAGCTGTAGCCGTAGTCGGCACGTTTAAAAGCATAATTATGGGTTTGAAAACTTGTCAAACCAGTCACACTATTGTTGGCTTCCAATTCAAGTCGTAAATTGTTATTTACCCTATCCACCAAACCACTATCTGCTGTTTCATCAACCCAAACAAAGACTGTTCCCGCAATCAAAGTCTCTGTTCTTACAAGCGTATTGGTTTCATCATACAGTCTCAACGTATATGTGGTTCCAACTTCAGGGCCTATGTCACCGAATACTTGCGGAATATGTGCGGTAGCTGTTTGCTGTGTCCTGTCTCTGTGTTCCCACGTAATATCCAGATCACCCAATGTCATTCCAACAGGAACATAAGCAGGTAAATTATCCAACTGAAGATTTGCAGGGGGGTACGGTTTATCTTTTCGATTAGTTACAACATGGATATTCGTGGTTGCATCAAGTAAAGCCAACAAACCTTGCCCACTAGAAGTCAGTATCTTAACGTCCACCTGTTCTCCATCAGTGTATTGAACCCCACTGAAAGCCCTGTTGCTTTGATTACCAAAAAACCTAGAGCCGATTACATGGGGAGCAGGAACAGTATCAACCAAACCCCGATTTACAATCATAGTTTTGTTTACTATATCGTGATCGAATAATTCCATTAACTCATCTTCGATTTGAATCCACTCCAATAACGGCAGAAATTCAACCCCAAGATCACCTTCATAAACAAAAGTCGTTTGTGCCGCGCCTATCATCTCAGCAACAAGTGTCGCGCTAGGGGCAAATTCCCCTGAACCTTCTTGGACATACAAGGCTAAAGTTTCATCAGGCGAAATGTGCAACTGAAAACTATAATGATCTGAAGTTGGCTTTGATGCATAGGCTTTTATGAATGCCTGATCAATCGCTACATTGGCAGCATCATCTTCACCGATCTGCTGAATAATATCGTAGAACGTAGCATCTTCAACGAACTGAAAAGGCGCATCTTGCGGTGGGCCACTAGGTTCAACCCACCCACTTAACTGAGGCTTCGCATAACTTGAAGA